TCCCCGGCCACGTGGTCAGCGTGTTCGCGGCGGTCGGCAGCGGCATCCGCGACGTGTTCGAAGGGATCGGCTCGTGGATCCGCGGCGTGTTCGAGGGCATCATCAACTGGATCGTGGACAAGCTGAACTGGTGCATCGACAAGCTCGACGACATCCTGGACAACATCCCGTTCGTCGATGCCCACGTGGACAAGCTGGACCACATCGGTAAGCAGGGTCGCGAGGACGACGAGCGCCGCGACCAGTTCTACCGGAACCTGAAGACCGTGGGCGACATGAATCACGGGAGCCCGAGCATCGCGCTCCCCGGTCCCACCGCGATGCTCGGGCCGTCGCAGGCGTACCCCGGCGCGGCGCGCGGCGGCGCGGGCGCGGGCAGCTCGGTCAACACGGGCGATATCAAGACGACGATCCAGATCAACGGTGCGGGCGACCCGAAGGCCGTCGCGCTCGAAACGCAGAAGGTGTTCGACGCGAACATGGCGCGGGTGCTTCGCCACGCGCAGGGGACCCTGGGCACCGGAGGGAGCGACGTCGGATGACCCTCTTCTACTTCGACGGGTACGCGGTCGACGCCGTCCTCGAATCGGACGACACGGCCGAGAGCGACGTGACCGAGTTCGAGACCGAGGAGGGCTCGGACTTCACGGACCACATCCGCAACAAGTCGCGCGAGGTGAGCTTCACCGTCGTGATCAGCAACTCGCCGCTCAGCGAGGTGGCGGCCGAGCGCGGCGATCCGCAGGACGGCTTCAGCTTCACGGACGAGGCGCTCCAGGTCTTCGAGGTCATCCGCAACAACCGACAGCCGATCACGATCCAGGCGCCGCTGAAGACGTACGACAAGATGGCCATGTCGTCGCTCGGCGAGCCGATGTCAGTCGAGGACGGTGACTCGCAGCGGTTCATCGTGAGCTTCCGCCAGATCGTCGTGGTGAAGTCGCAGCGCACCACGGTGACGATCCCGCGCGCGAAGCCCCGCTCGACGTTCGCGACGCTGTCGGCGAAGAACGACCTGGTCATGTACGCGTTCAACGCGAAGACGAACCGCGTGGCGGTCTACAACGCGTTCGCGAAGACGTGGAGCCTGAAGGACCCGAACACCGGCAAGGTCAGCCAGATCGACGGCGCGGGCTTCACGCCGATGTACTACGATCAGACCACGGGCCGGTGGCTCGACAACTCGACGAACAAGCCGATCTCCCAGCTGCCCGCGTCCCCGCTCCAGGCCGGCGACTCCCACTCGCCGAACGGGCTCGGGATCTCGGGCGACCAGATCTACAAGCCCTTCTGGGACCCGTCGTCGCCGGTGTATCAGGGCCCGACCGCCAGCTACTCGATCCCGAATCGATGATCACCTTCCCTCCCATAACCGACTCGAACACCGAGATCACGGCCGCGATCGACAACCAGAACTACCTGTTCGTGTTCCGGTGGAACGACCGCGAGGACGGGGGCTGGTTCGTCGACGTCTTCGACGACGCGGGCGCCTCGATCGCGAGCGGCCTGCGCGTCGTGCTCGGCGCGTTCATCGGGCGCCGCGTTCCGCACCCCATCTTCCAGAACGGGATCCTCGTCGCGCTCGACACCGCCGGCGGCTCGGTCGAGGCGGGCCTGACGGACCTCGGGCAGCGCGTGTCACTGACGTACTACGACATCGTGGAGGCGTCGCTGATGCGCGAGGGCGTCCCGATGATCGTGGCACCGTCATGAGCACCGGGACCCTCTACAACCGCATCGCGCGCGTCACCCTCTACCAGCAGGGCGGCCCGGGCGGGCTCGTGATCCAGTACCCGAGCGACGTCGACTCGTCGCACGGTCTGCGGATTCAGGCGACGGTCAAGCGCACGCTGAAGTCGCAGCCGAACACGCTCGACCTCACGATCACGAACCTCTCGAAGGAGAGCCGCGACGCGTTCTCGAAGCCGAACTCGGTCGTCCAGGTCGACGCTGGCCACGACGGCGTGGCGCGCCTGCTGTTCTTCGGGGACGTGCGCTTCGCGCAGTCGGTCTACTCGAAAACGGACTGGACCACGCACGTGCTCGCCGGCGACGGGGCGCGGGCCTACGCGCGCGCCCGCGTGAACCGCTCGTACCGCGCGGGTACCGACGTGGCGACCGTGCTGAAGGACTGCGCCGCGAGCCTCGGTCTCCAGGTCCCGAAGGACGTCGCGCTGGATCCCGACCTGCGCGCGCAGTTCGCGTCGGGCCTATCGCTCGAAGGCTACGCGCGCGACCAGCTGACCGAGCTGCTCGCACCCTACGGCTACCGCTGGTCGATCCAGGGCGGCAAGCTCCAGGTGCTCCGGGACGACCAGGTCCGCGAGGACCTCGGCTTCGTGATCAGCGACAACGATACCGACGGGCGCAACGGGATGATCGGCGTGCCCGAGCTGAGCACGCCGCAGGAGACCTCGACGAAGCAGCGCACCGTCACGGCGAAGGTCCTGCTGTACCCCGAGATCGCACCGGGTGCGACGGTCAAGGTCGTCTCGCGCAACGTCCATACGCTGACGCGCGCCGACCAGGTGACGCACGCGCTCGACACGCACGGCGCCGACTGGACCACCACGGTCGAGGGGGTCTTCAAGTGAGCGAGCCGGTCTTCCCCGACGTCCTCCAGCAGTTCATCCAGGCGGCGCTCCAGCAGGTGCACACGACCGTGCCCGCCGCGGTGTCGTCCTACGACCGCGCGTCGCAGACGGTGACCGCCCAGCCGCTCGTGCTGCGCGGCTACATCGACCCCGACACGCTGGACCGCGCGCTGGAGAAGCTCCCCGCGGTGAACCGCGCGCCGGTGCTCCACCTCGGCGGCGGCCCGTTCCGGCTGACCTTCCCGGTCGAGCCGGGCGACACGGGCGTCCTGCTGGTGTCGTCGCAGGCCATCGACAGGTGGCTCGCCGGCGACGGCCGCGCGCCGGTCGACCCCGCCGCCACGCGCCGGCACCGCCTGACCGACGCGTTCTTCGTGCCCGGCTTCCGGCCGAGGGGGAGGACGCTCGCGGCCCCTCCGAGCGACGGCCTCAGCCTCGGCAGCGACGGCGGTCCCGTCCTGGAGATCACCGCCTCGGACGCGTTCCTCGGCGGCCGCGCCGGCGCCGAGCCCGGCATCCTGGCGACCACGTTCCTGAGCCAGCTGGGGACGCTCGTCGCGGCGATCGCCTCGGCGGTCAGCCCGATCGCCGGCGGCGGCGGAACGGCGGCAGCCGCGATCACGAGCGCGCTCAACACCTTCCAGACCGCCGCCGCGACCTACACCGCCTCGATCGCCAAGCTGAAGTAAACACTAGGCGACCTGGCACGACTCCTGCATAGGCGCTAGGCTTCGGAGGTGGCGCCCCTCCTGATCACCGACGTGGTGGACTGGAAGAAGGACCCGGCGACCGGGGACCTCGTCGTCCCGATCCAATACGTCGCCGGGCTCGAAGGCATCGCCCAGCGCATCTCGACGGCGATCCAGATGACCCGCGGCGAGTGGGCCTTCGACCGGCTCGCCGGGATGCCCTGGATCGAGAACGACTACGTCGACGCGTTCACGGCGATCCTGGCGCGCCCCTTCAGCGACCAGCGCGTCCGCGCCGAGCTGCGCCGCATCATCCTGGGGATCGAGGGCGTCCACGCGATCACCTCGCTCGCGGTCGTGTGGGACGGCGAGAACCGGACCGCCTCGGTGGCGTGGGCGGTCGACACGATCTGGGGCGTGCCCGCCTCGGCGACGACGGAGGTCCAGCTGTGACGATGGTCGCCTACGGGCTGACGCCCACCGGCTTCGTGCTGAAGCCGCTCGACGTGATCCTGAACGACTTCCTGGGCCCGCTGCGCGCGCGCTTCGGGGCCGCGCAGCCGTTCGACGCCTCGACGACCGAGGGGCAGATCATCACGATCTTCGCGAACGCGCTCGCCGAGCTGTGGGAGCTGCTCCAGCAGATCGTGGCGGGCATGGACCCCGACCAGGCGACGGGCTTCCTGCTGGAGGTCATCTGCGCGCTGACCGGCACGTTCCGCAAGGACCCCGCCGGCTCGTCGGTGACCGAGACGCTGACCGGCGACCCGACGACGCTCGTCAACAGGGGCAGCCAGGTCCGCAGCGGCACCACGCCGGTGGCGCCGGTGTTCGCGACGACGGCGGACGCGTCGCTCGGGCTCCTCGACTCGTGGACCGCGCTGACGCTGTACGCGCTCGGCGACCGCGCGACGAACGCGGGCCGCTGCTACGTCTGCACGGTCGCCGGGACCTCCGCGGGCTCGGGCGGCCCGACGACGACCGGCACCGCGATCACGGACGGCGGGGTCACGTGGCGCTACATGGGCGAGGGCACCGCGGCCGCCGACGTCCAGGTGGTGTGCGTCGTCACCGGGGCGACGATCGCGCTGTCCGGCGACCTGACCTCGATCGTCACGCCGATCAGCGGCTGGCAGAGCGCGGTGAACCTGCTCGACGCGACGCTCGGCCGCGGCACGATGCCGGACTCGGACCTCCGCATCTTCCGCGAGCAGGAACTGGCGGCGCCGGGCAACGGTACCGCCGACGCCGTGCGCGCCGCGATCCTCCAGATCGAGGACGTCACCGCGTGCACCGTGTTCGTGAACGACACCGACGAGACCGACGCGGACAGCATGCCGCCCCACTCGATCGAGGCGCTCGTGACCGGCGGTGCGGACCAGGCGATCTGGGACGTCCTCTGGAAGAAGGGCCCGTGCGGGCCGAAGCACTACGGCGACGTGACCGGCACCTCGACCGACTCCGCGGGCGTCGAGCACGGCGAGGCGTTCTCGCGGCCCGACGCCGTCGACCTCTACGTGCGGGCGTTCCTGACCGTGTTCCTCGGCCCGGCGACGAACATCGACCCGGCCTACCCGAGCGACGGTGACGACGAGGTGACCGCGGCGATCGTCGACTACGGCAACAGCCGCCCGGTCGGACGCGACTCGGTGCCGCGCCAGCTCGGAGCCCAGGCGTTCGACGTCGACGGCGTGCTCGACGTGACCGAGGTCCTCGTGTGGACGTCGCCGATCTCGGCGTCGCCCGCCGCCTGGACCGGCCTCCACCTCTACTCGACCGGCGACCAGGTCGCGAACGACGGTCGCCAGTACGTCTGTACGTCGGGCGGCACGAGCGCCGCGAGCGGCGGCCCGTCGAGCACCGGCACCGCGATCTCCGACGGCGGCGCCACGTGGCGCTACCTCGGCGCCCCGATCGTGATCACCTCGCGCCAGCTCGCGACGTACGACACGTCGCGCACGGCGATCGTCACCACCGGCGGCACGCCGTGAACTGAAAGGACAGCACGACCATGGGAACTCCGAAGCGCCTCGCCGGTCCCGCGTACCTCGCGAACTCGGCCACGAACGTCTACCAGGGTGCCGGCGGCACCTCCGGCATGTACGACGAGATCACGAAGATCCACCTCGTCAACGAGTCCAGCTCGGACGTCACCGTCTCGCTGTGGCTCGGCGCGAGCGGCGGCTCGACGGGCGGCACCACGCTCCTGAAGACGAAGACGATCAAGGCGAACGACTACCTCGACGTGTTCGGGTCGCTGGTCCTCGCCTCGACCGAGTACATCGTGGGCCTGTGCTCGGCCGCGACGACCGTCGCGATCACGATCGAGGGCAAGCGTCACGCGTCCTGATGAGGTCTAGATCGTGGCCCTGAACCCCGCCTACCAGGGAACGACGTCGCCCGGCGCGCGCCGGCGCTGGACGTTCTCGCTCAACAACCGCAGCACGTTCTCGTCCCTCGCGCAGGTGACGGGCGACGTGCTGTACGGGATCAAGAACTTCCTGGTCTCGACGGTGGGCGGCTGGGTCGTGAAGTACAGCTGCGACGGTACGACGGGCCCCAGCTCAGCGGGTGACCACACCGACCGCTGGTCGTCCTCGGCGAACGCGCAGACCCGCGGCGCGAACACCTCGACGGCGCAGAGCTGGGTCGTGCTGACCGACGTCGACGGCGTCGACTGCATGATCTCGTTCACCGGGGCCGGCGACAACACGATCCGCTTCGCGTACTCGATGGGCGGCCTCTATACGCCGGCGGGGACCGCGACCTTCCCGGCGACCGCCACGGACGAGGCGCTCGCCACGTCGGGCTCGGACTTCGTCGACGCCTCGACGACCGGCGACCGCATCTGGAACGTGATGGCGGACAAGCGCTCGTTCCGCGCGTGGGTCTACCGCAACGGCGTGGGCGTCGGCTCGATCCTCGGGATCGAGCCCGTGTCGACCGCGCTCCTGCCCCCGGCGACGTCCACGCCGCGCTTCGCGATGCTGTTCATCCTGACCTCGAACGGCTTCGCCACGTCCGCCCCGGTCAACACGCAGATCGGGGTGTCGCGCGTCAGCATCGGCTCGACGGGCGCGACCGCCGCGGCGAAGTGGCAGGAGGAGTCCGACCCGACGATCAGCGGCGGCGCCGAACTCCAGGGCGGCTATGCAGGCGTCGCGCGCGCGATGTCCGTCTGGTCGGACACGGCCGGGTCGCAGGGCAAGATCGGCAACCTGATCGACTGGTGGTGGTCGGGCGAGTCCAGCATCACGCCCGGGACCATGACCTGGGACCGCAAGTGGCTCTACTTCCAGGGCCTGCTGTGGCCGTGGGACGGCTCCACTACCCCGGTGCTCGCATGACCCAGATCCCCGACCCCGCGCGGTCCTGGCAGTTCTCGGTGAACAACCGGATCGGATTCACGTCGCTGAACGCGACGATGGCCGCGTACCTCTTCGGCCTGAAGAACTTCCTGGTCGGGACGATGGGCTACGCCGTCAAGTACACGTGCGACGGCACGACGGGTCCCAGCTCGTCGAGCGACCACACCGACCGCTGGACCGACGCGACGAAGACGACCACGCGCGGCTCCACGTCGGGCAGCGCCCAGAGCTTCGCGGTGCTGACCGACGGCGACGGCGTGGACTTCATGCTGACGTACCAGGGCGCGTCCGACGACATCGCGAGGTTCAGCTACTCGCAGGGCGCGCTGTTCACGCCGGCGGGGACCGCGAACCAGCAGCCGACTGCGACGGACGAGGCGGTCGCGCTGTCCGGCACGTCGCTGATCAACTCGACGGCGAGCGGTGACCGTGTGTGGCACGCGATGGCGACGACCGACCGGAAGAACTGGCGGGCGTTCATCTGCCGCGGCCGGGCCGTGTGCGCGGCGTACCTCGCGCTGGAGGGCTACGCGACCGCGCTCATCTCGCCGGCGGCGCAGTCGCCCGCGAAGGTCGCGATGGGTCAGACCTTCGCGAACACGTTCGCGCCCTCGGCGGCGGTGGTCGGCGTGTGTCGGCTGCACGGCTCGGCGGACGCGACGGCGTCGCTGCTGATCGGCCGCCAGGACGGCTGGACCACGAACCAGTACGAGGGCTTTAACCTCGAACTCCAGGGCGGCAAGGGCTGCCTGATCCGCGCGCAGTCGATCTGGTCGACGACCGCGAGCGCCCGGGGCAAGGTCGGGAACCTGGTCGACTGGTTCGTCAGCAGCGACCTGCGCGTCGACCTCGCGATGACCGACGGGCGCAAGTGGGTCCACCTCACGGGGAGCACGTCGCTCGGGTCCGCCTCGATCCTGTGGCCGTGGGACGGCGCCACGCAGATCCAGGGGGTATGAGATGACCCAGCCGGTCGCCACCAGGACGTGGAGCTTCTCGCTCAACAACCGGATCACGTTCACCTCGCTGAACCAGACGATGGGCGCGTTCCTGTACGGGCTGAAGAACTGGCTCGTCGGGACGATGGGGTACACGCTGAAGTACAGCTGCGACGGTACGACGGGCCCCAGCTCGTCGAGCGACCACACCGACCGCTGGGCGTCGGGCGCGAACGCGCAGACGCGCGCGGCGAACACGACGACGGCGCAGAGCTGGGTCGTGCTGACCGACGGCGACGGCGCGGACTTCATGCTGTCGTACTCGGGCTCGGCGGACAACGCGGGTCGCCTCGCGATGTCGGTCGGCGGCCTCTACACGCCGGCAGGGACCGCGACCTTCCCGGCGACCGCCACGGACGAAACGATCATCCTGAACACGAACAGCGACTTCATCGGCGGCACGGCGAGCGCCGACCGCCTGTGGAACGCGCAGGCGACGAGCGACAAGAAGAACTGGCGCGCGTTCGTGTTCCGCAGCGGCGTCGCGGTCGGGTCGCTGATGAGCGTCGAGCAGCACACCAGTAAGCTCGTCTCGCCCGCGTCGCAGGCCGCACCGAAGTGGGGGATCGGGATCGGGGCGGCCGGCCTCGTGCTGACGTCGCTGCTGATCCCGACCGCGTTCGCCGCGTCACGCGTCACGTACGGGGCGGGCGTCAACGTCACGCTGTACACCGGCTTCGAGAACTTCAGCAGCGGGCCTGCCGCGCTCGCGAACGTGAGCGCCGAGCTTCAGGGCGCGAACGGGACGATCTCGCGCCTGCTCAGCCTCATCTCGATCACGACCGGGGCGCGCGGCGAGCTGGGACTGGCGGTCGACTTCTGGGCAGGGCTCGATGCAGTCACGGACGGCACGGTCACCAGTGACAAGAAGCTGATCCAGCTGACCGGCGGCGCGGGCAGCTTGACCGGCGTGCTGCTACCCTGGGACGGGTCCACCACGCCGACCACGTCGTGAACCATGGCCATCACCCCGACCACGCTCAGCCTCGAACTCGTCAGCTCGGCCGTCCCGTACACGAGCATCGGCACCGCCGCGGTCCGCGTCGTGGTGCCGACGACCGTCGGCTACGACGACTCGTTCGACGCAGGCTACGCGGACGCCGACGCGCGCAGCGTCGGCTACACGCGCGGTCGGCTCGCAGGCCAGAACGAGGGCTTCGACGACGGAGCCGAAGACGGCGCCGCGGACCAGCGCCCGCGCTCGCTCGGCGCCGGCATCGAGCTGGGCAAGGTCGCCGGCTATTCCGACGCGTTCTCGGACGGCTACCGCGACGCGGTCGCGCGCTCCGTCGGCTACACGGCTGGGCGGCTCGCGGGCCAGTCCGACGCCGCGGCCGACGTCGAGGACGCTGCGGCGAGCGCGCACCTCCAGGGCCTCGCCGAGGGCCTGTCGCTCAGCAGCGGCCCGGTCGGCGTCGCGCCGCCGGTCGTCACCCCGGTCTCGCCGACGCCCGACGTCGCGGCGGGCGACGCGGGCGGCTGGCCCGGCGACTCGAACGCCGCGGCGCAGGTCCCGATCCTGATCACCGTGTCGAACGCGGACGCGATCGTGGTCTCGGTGATCCGCGGCGAGCGCGTCGAGGAGCTGGCCTACCTCGACGGCTGGCGCGGGACCTACGTGCTCGGCTCGTCGGGTACCGCGACCCTGAGCATCCTGCCGGTCGGCGGCTGGGACTCCGACACGGTCGTCACCGTCGAGGCGTTCCGCGATGCGGGCGCCTCGCCGGTGCGCGCCGGCTTCACGTACCTGTTCCCGACGACGACCGCGCCGGAGCCCGAGGCCGAGGCGCCGACCGACGGCACGATCGACCACGTCGCCGAGGCGTTCGACCAGCTGCCATGGCTGCTCGGGGAGGTCGAGGAACCGTGACCACCGAGTCCAACATCAAGAGCTTCGTCCGGGTCTTCATGGGCCCGGTCCAGGACTTCGAGGCGGTCGCGCAGGACGTGCTCCAGCACCGCGGCCTGGACACGCCCTACTCGTTCATCCTGGACCTGATCGGGAAGATCGTCGGCGAGCCGCGGCGCGGTCACGCCGACGCGCTCTACATCCGCTACCTGCGCGCGAAGATCGCGGCGAACCGCAGCGACGGCGCCGGCGAGGACATCCTGACGGTCACGAACGCGATCCTCGCCGGCGACCCGGTCACGATCCGCGTCGAGCCGTGCGAGGTCGCGTCGATCTACGTCAACCTGGAGAGCGCGCCGACCGACCCAGAGGTCGCGGCCGCCGTACTGGAGCTGCTGAAGGTCGCCAAGCTCGGCGGGGTGCGCCTCATCGTGCGTTACTGGACGCGCGACCTGGCGGACGTGTTCAAGTACGCGAGGGCCGCGCACGCGACGGCGCCGCTGACCGCCGGCGCGACCTCGATCCCCGTCGAGTCGACGGACGGCTTCCCCGCGACCGGGACGCTGTCGGTCGAGTGGGGGACCGCGGTCGCCGAGCAGGTCGGCTACGCGATCGCGAGCGCGACGAGCTTCGCCCTGGACGCGCCGCTCGCGAACAACCACGACCAGCGCGCGGCGTGCAC